TGAACCACTCGTTCCTGGTCGCCCTGCCTTCATGTCGCCGTCAGGTGTGGATGTCACCGCCGATTCTGCAATCCGAATGTCAACTGTATATGCCTGCGTTCGTCTTTTAGGTGACACGATTTCATCACTTCCACTTGGCGCCTATGTTCGCCGTGGTCGCAACCGCATCGCCTACGCCGCAGTTTATGGTTCACAACCTGAATGGATTAACCGCCCAAATCCTGAGACTTCTCGTCTTGAGTTCTTTGAGCAAGTTATCGCTTCACTCAACCTTCACGGCAACGCATTCATTTTGACAGTGCGCGATGAGAACGACGAAGTATTTGAGCTTTATTGCTTAAATCCTGATGAAGTTCGCATTCGTCGTCTTCGCCCGAATGAGCCAATAGTTTATGAAATCACAATTCGTGAAGGTAGCGAAGCACGCACAGAGATTTTGACAAGCCGTGAAATTCTGCATATCCCAATGTTTCGCCTGCCAGGATCACATTATGGATTAGGCCCTGTCTCTGCTGCGCGGTTGACAATCGGCGCTGCAATGGCGGCAGATACTTATGCTGCGGCTTACTTTGGCAACGCTGCCAACCCTGGTGGAGTTATTGAAGTTCCTGGTGAACTAACTCAAGAGCAGGCGCAAGATATTGGTCGTGACTGGAATATCACTCACACAGGCCCATATCGCGCAGGCAAGATTGGCATTCTCTCCGGTGGAGCTGCTTTCAAGCCTTTGACTCTCAACGCTGCCGATGCACAGTTGCTTGAAGCACGCAGATTCAATGTTGAAGATATTGCACGACTCTTCCGTGTTCCTGTTTCACTTCTCGGTCACCCTGTATCAGGGGCAATGTCATTTGCTTCAGTTGAAGCGCAGAACCTTTCCTTTGTTCAGCACTCACTTCGCCCACTTCTTGAAAGATTAGAGCAAAGCCTTTCGGCTTTATTGCCTGAATCAGATGGCTTCATCAAGTTCAACCTTGACGCTCTGCTTCGTGGCACGACTCTTGAGCGTTATGAGGCTTACACAAAAGGACTTCGTGAAGGCTTCTTGAGCTTAAACGATGTGCGCTCTGTGGAAGATTTAGCACCTATCGGAGAAGCAGGCGACCAATTCCGCGTTCCATTGCAGAACATTGATGCTGCTGACGCAAAGGATGTTGGCTTGAATCTTCGCGCCGATATTGTGAGCAAACTCGTTCAGGTTGGCTTTGATCCTGCGGAAGTTCTCAAAGCAGTTGAGATGGTTCCTATCGCTCACACAGGAGTTCCAAGTTCACAACTTCAACCGATTTCACAAATTGACCCAACTGATCCTGCTGCTGCCTATGATGTTCGGGAAGTCAACATTCCTCAGACAGTCGTGCAGATACCTGAATCAGTTGTCAATGTAGAAGCGCCAAGTGTCCATGTTGAACCGCCTGTTGTGGTATTTGAATCACCTGAAGTCAGAGTTGAATCTCCGACTGTCAATGTTGATGCTCCAAAAATTGAAGTCACCAATACGATTGAACATAAGAGACTTCGCAAAGTAGTCAAGCGTGATGACAATAATCGCATCACGGAAATTGTTGAAGAGTTCATTGAGGGAGATGAATAATGGCAACAGGTTTGAGTTCTTATTTAGCAAATTCATTTCTTGATGCGCTAGGCAACAACACATCATTTGCGGTCACAACTGTCTATGTAAAACTTCACACAGGCGACCCTGGAGCGAATGGAACTGCGAATGCGGCGACAGAAACGACAAGAAAATCCGTATCCTTTGCTGCCGCTTCTAGTGGAAGCATTGCTTCTGATGCTGATATTACTTGGACAAACATTGCAGGGAGCCAAGACGCGACTTTTTTTACGGCGTGGGATAACGCTTCTGCTGGTAATTTTCTTTTCAGTGGCTCTATTACAGGCAATCCCTATACTGCTGGCGATACTTATGTCATCCCTAGTGGTTCTCTCACCGCAAATCTGACAATAGCGAGCTAAAGTGGCAGGGTTGATCCTTGGCACCGGTCAATTAGATGTTGATCAACTTGGGCCGATAGGAACTGCAACCGCAAATCTTGGCGGCATTTCTTCCCAAGCCACTGCAACAAGAACTACCTTTGCAACCGCAGAAGCGACTCTTGAGGGAGTCATCGCAGCCGCTTCTTCAACTGTCACAATACTTGCAAGTGCTTCAACTTCTCTTGGCTCACTTGATGCTTTTGCGGTTGCTACCATCGTCAACACCGTCACTGCTTCTTCTAATTTTGGCACTCTTGAAGTTCTTGCTAATTCGCAAACTCAAGTCACCGCATCGGCTCTATCAAGTTTGGGTGAACTCACTTCTCAAGCTGAGTCTCAAGTTGAGAATGTAGTTCGCGCAAATGCTGAACTTGGTTCACTTATCTCAAGCGCAACTACGCAAGTCACGCATTTCGCTGAGGCTTCTTCAAGTCTAGGTGAATTGAACGCATCAGCACAGACAGAACCTGAGACGCCGACATCGCCCGTCGCAGGCGGTGGCGGAGTTCGATTTGTTCAACCTTATTTTCCGCCAAAGCCAAAGACGCCAGCAGTTGAAATTTCAACAATTATTGGCAACGCTTCTTGCGCTCTTGGTTCTCTCAATGCGCAGTTGATGTCAGAGATAACCTTCTCAATAGTTGAAGATGACGCAGAAGTTCTCCTTCTGATTTAGGACACGAGATGCCATATTACATTTCAGACAAGCAGAGCGATTGCCAAGGATGGGCAACAGTCAAAGAAGAATCTGATGGTTCTTATACAACGATTGGTTGTCATTCATCAAAGCAAGATGCCATTGACCAAATGGTCGCTGTTAGTATTTCTGAAGATATGGAGCCAGGCGGAGAAGTTCGTCAGGTAGATTTGAGCGTTCCTGAGTTTCTCCGCGCTAACGCAGCACGCGGTTTGAAATATGTTGCAGATGGTTTTGGGGGCGATGGTTTGACAGATGCCACAAAGCGTGAAGCACGCGAGATGGCAGCAGGGCGGATCACCGAAAATAAAGTTCGCAAAATGGCACCTTGGTTTGCGCGTCATAAAGTTGACGGCCAAGCGCCAAAGAACAAAGACTCATCGCATCCACAATATCCAGGCGCAGGACTTGTTGCTTGGTTGTTATGGGGCGGCGATTCTGACTTTAGTGACAGAGCGCAAAATTGGGCGCAACGCAAAATTGATGCCCTGAATGCCGAAGCCGATTCAAGGAGCAAAATGGCAAAGAAAATTGAACGCCGCACTTTTAATGTGCGCGATGTAGAAGTGCGAGCCGAAGATGGCAAGATGCGCCTTTCAGGTTACGCAGCCGTCTTCAATGACTCAAGCGTTCCGCTTCCTTTCAAAGAGAGCATCGCACCAGGAGCATTTCGCAAGACCTTGAGCGAGACACCAGATGTTCGATTACTGATTAACCACGAAGGTCTGCCTCTAGCTCGCACAAAGAATGGCACTTTGAAATTAGAAGAAGATGAGCGCGGTCTAAGATTTGATGCTGACCTTGCAGATACTCAAGAAGGTCGTGATATTTACGAACTCGTCAAGCGTGGAGATGTGGATCAGATGTCGTTTGCTTTCCGCGTCATTCGTCAGAAATGGAATGACGATAGAAGCCGTCGAGTGTTGACTGAAGTTTCACTCGCAGATGGCGATGTCTCGGTGGTCACCTATCCTGCTTATCCGACAACAACAGTTGAAGCACGCGAGCATTTGAAGAAAGCAATTTCGGCAATCAAAGAAGGCCGTGAAGTAACCGGCGAATCTCTTATTGTCGTTCAAGCCATTCTTGACAAGATTGACGAATCCTATGAATATCTTGGCGAAGGTAAATCAATGCTTGAAACTTTGCTTGGTGTTGAACCTGAAATGGAAGAAGAATCACGCGAAAATGTAGGTGACTTCGTTGAGTGGGATTCATCAGGCGGAACTGCTCGTGGTCGCATTGAACATATTATGGAAGAAGGCGTGCTTGGTATTCCTGGCACAGAGTTCTCTATCACTGCCGAAGAAGATGATCCTGCCGTTCTCATTCGCGTTTATGAAGAGTTCAGAGACGGATGGCGACCAACAGAAACACTCGTTGGTCACAAGATGAGCGAACTTCGTTACATTGACCCGCTTCCTGAGCCAAAGGAAGAAGAAGGTCGCAAGATTTCTTTGCGTCTAGCAAAAGCAATCATTAACTCAACAAAATAGATTTCTGTTCATCAGAACAGATTGAAGTCGGAGCCTATCTCGCACCCATCAAGCGCCGCGAGCATTCTTGGCCACCACCTCTACAACCAAACTCACAAGGAGCAAAAACTCAATGTCATATCTTGACAAAGTAGTCGAGCGCCGTGATGCAGTGAAGGCAGAAATGGATGCAGTTCTTGAGGCAGTAGCCGCAGAGAACCGCACCGATTTGACCGCAGAGGAAACCGCAAAGGTTGATGCTCTCGTCGCTGAATCCCGTTCTCTTGACGAAAAAATTGAAAAGCTCTCTGCACAAGTAGCAGCCGATAAGAAGGCCGCAGAAGCTCGTGCAGCAGTAGCAGAAATCGCAACACCAAAGGTCGGCGGCTTCAAAGTAACTTCTGAAGCACGCACCTACACTCCTGAATCAGGAAACTCATTCTTCAAAGATGCTTACAATGCACAGTTCAAGTCTGACTACGCAGCACAAGAGCGTCTTGTTCGCCATCAGCGCGAAGAAGAAGTTGAGCGCCGCGATGTCGGAACTGCTCAATTTGATGGTCTTGTAATTCCACAATATCTCGTTGATCTCGCAGCTCCATTGGCTCGCGCAGGTCGCCCATTTGCGGATTTTGCAACCAACAAGATGACACTTCCACCAAGTGGAATGACTCTCAATATCTCCCGCATGACAACAGGTTCGTCAACTGCCGTTCAGGTAACACAGAACGATGCAGTAAGCGAAACTGATGTTGATGACACCCTATTGACAATCAATGTTCGCACCATTGCAGGTCA